AAAAGGACAAATGATGCCAAAACCAATACGAATTATTTTGCACGCGGCCGAGGGCGAGTTTATGTTAGACCGTGATTTTGCAATTTTCCCGGATGCAATTGATTTTGCACGCAAAGTGGGATTCAAAAATTATGAAATAACCACACACTATAACAAAGACGATTGGACACCACTGGACAACACAATTGACCCAGTAAAAGTTATGTCTTTTATGAAACGAAAGGATACAGTATGCCAATAACAAGATTACAAAGACACACCGCGCTGCGCCGCAAGACAGAGTTAAAAAGAGTGACCACCTTGCGCGCCAATAAAAAAGCCCGCGCGGCCGAAAAGAAAAAATCATTGACCACAAGCGACTGGAAAAAGTTCTGCGATATATGCTTTGAATTTTATATCCGTTGGCGCGACAACTGGATTGACGGTATTGACGGAAAGATATATCAACCGGGCGACTATGAACATTATCACGCGTGCCACTATATATCACGCGGTTCGTTAGCCACTAGATACCTTGATATAAATTGCCACGGACAATCCAGCGGACACAATTACGCAATGTCACCAAAGGCACCGACACGCGTTCGCAGAAATATGGAAAAATTATATCGTGCGTTTATGATTGAAACCTATGGCGAACAAGAAGTGTTAGAATTAGAATCACGCGAAAACGAAATCTGCCGCCGCACCGATTACGATTGGTATATGCAGGCCAGAGAGTGCTTTGGTAAAGCAGCCAGATTAGATGCACCGCGGCTGCAAGAACGCCTGAACAAACTATATAAAACCACATTACAGAAACGCACACTTGAATTGATTCAACAAAAATTATCGGGGGATTACAATGATTAGCGATTACATTTGGGGATTTATATTATTTATAACAGCATTTGGATTGATTGCTTTTTTTGTGTTTGCAGGTTTTTCAATCGGGCAATACGAATTAACACAAAAATTATGCAATCAAACAGAATATGATTTTTGTGTTCCAGAACCAAAGAAATACAAATTAAAGGATTAAAAATGTTTATAGAAATATATAACGAAATAATAAACTTAAACGCGTTCAAAATTATATGTCCTGTTGATTCGTTTAATCATTACAAGGGATACACAGAATACTCTATACATTTTCAATCAATTGATAATGATAGTGGCAACGACAAAATATATAATTTTAACAGCAAAGAAGCAAGAAACGCTGTTTTTAATTACATATTAGAAACAGCAACAAAAAACAAGGGGGGGCAAGATGCGTAAAAAGAAAAAACAATTGCCAGCACCAACAGTTAAACTGTGTCCTGCGTGCAAAGGCACAACATTTACAGAAAAAAACTTGCCAGCGCAAGACGGATTGCCTGCTGTGCGCGGTTGGATGTGTGCAAAATGTGGTCGCACATACTGGCACAAAAACGAATCGTTAGCATATCAAAAAGCCAAGGCCGCGGCCAACGCGGCTGAACCAAAGGGAGAATAACCAATGTCAAGCCGTGATTTGCCAAACAACATTGCCGAGTGCAACACAATCATCCGCAAATGCCGCACCCAGATTGCACAGGCAAACGGTATGAAAGAGGCCTGCCGCCTTATCAAGGTGGGTGAAACCATAGACGAAGTTGAAGCCAGCGCATACGATTATAAACGCCGTTATAATGCGCGGTTGAACGAAGTGTTGGCACACCGTGCCAAGTTGCAACAAAAGTTTGAAATGGAGTGTGATTATGACGATTGAACATATTAAAATAGGCGACACAGAAACCAAAACGATAGTTAATCTTTGCAAAAAGATTGACGAAATCATCACAGAACTTAATATAATTCTGCAAGAAAGAGAACATTATTGTAAGGTATATGAAGAAGTTGTTAAACCTGCGATGATGCCGGAAAAGAAAAAGAAAGAAGAAACCAGACCTATTCCTGCGTATATAAACGGCATCGGCGAGTGCATCGTTTATACAACCTGTGATAAATGTGTTGATAAATTTCAAATATTCAAGACAAGCAGTGGCAAAATAGCCATTTACTGTCCGTGCTGTGGTAAAGTATTAAAGTATAAAAAAATAAATAAAGGGGATATACAATGGGTGAAATAGCAGAAATGCACTTGGACGGCACATTATGTGAGTGCTGTGGTGAATATCTGGGCAAGCCGTGTGGCTATCCAAGATACTGCCGTGATTGCTGGGCGGATATGAGCAAACAAGAACGGCAAGAATATTTACAAATCTATGGTAAAAACAAAAAGAAAAGGAAGAAAAGTGATAACAATACCAACTTGGATTCTGGGAATTAGTATATTGATTTTTCCAGTATATTTTTTCCTTGATAGGGCTTGGACGACCTTTGACAATTGGTTGAAGGCAAAAACCCTGAACCCAAAACCAATGCGTCCAATTGGTTTTAACAACGAAGGAGTAAGAAATGATTGATGACGATGCAAAAACTACAATTGTAATAGGCTCTGTTATTGTTGCGATTGTTCTGGCACTAATGTTTGGGATTCCCAAATATAATGTCTGGGCAAAAAGATTGTCTGGACGTGCCGAACTTGCACAGGCAGAATACAATCGTAAGATTAAAATTGCCGAAGCAGAAGCAACAAAAGAAGCAGCGAAAGCACTAGCCGATGCCGAAGTGACACGTGCAGAAGGCGTTGCCAAAGCAAATAAAATCATTGGCGATTCGCTAAAAAATAACGAGGCATACCTGCGCTATCTGTATGTAAATTCACTGGCAGAAAAAGATGCCAATGTGTATTATATACCGACAGAGGCGGGCTTGCCTATACTTGAAGCAGGAAAAAGATAAGGATATAACAATGGAAGATAAAAACTCAACAATAGAAACAGTATTTGTAAAACAATTTGAAGCCGATGTGCATATTGCATATCAGCAAATGGGAACAAAATTGCGCAGCACTGTGCGTTCCAAATCAAATGTTGTTGGCTCTGCCACAACCTTTCAAAGAATCGGCAAAGGCACAGCAGCACAAAAATCCAGACACGGAATTGTTCCAGTTATGAACCTGAACCACGAACCTGTTGACTGTGTGTTGCACGATTATTATGCAGGCGATTGGGTTGATGCTTTAGACGAATTAAAAACCAACGCAGACGAACGCCGTATTGTCGCATCCGCTGGCGCATATGCACTCGGTCGCAAGACAGACGAATTGATCCTTGATGCCTTGGAAACAAGCAACAATATTGTTAAATCCGGTAAGAATATCAAAGAAACAATTCTGGCAATGATTTCGTTTTTGAACGAACACGAAGTGCCGGATGACGGCAGACGATTCTGTATTGTCAATGTTAAACACTGGAACGAACTGTTGGAACTGGGCATAAACGAAGCCGCAGACATTGACGGATCAACAGCAATCAAATGGTTGGGTGTGAACTTTATCTTGCATCACAGTGCAGATGCTATGTATATGTATCATCAATCCGCCGTTGGACACGCCTGTGGTCAAGATGTCAAGACAGACATTTCTTGGCACGGCGAACGCGCAGCACACTTTATCTGTAATTCTATGAGCCAAGGTGCTTGTATAATTGATCAAGATGGTGTTGTAAAAACTAACAAAGAAACCAAAGGAAAGTAATATGAAGAAAGCAAATCACGGTGCTATTGATGCAGCACAATTAAAATCTTTTATTGAACGCATTGAAAAATTAAACGAAGATGCAGGGGCTATTGCCGCCGACTTAAAAGAAATATACAGCGAAGTAAAATCTGCTGGATACGATCCAAAATATGTTCGCGCATTGATAAAATTGCGTGCAAAAACATCAGACGAAATCTTTGAAGAGGATGAACTGATGCAAACATATAGAAACGCATTAGGCATATAAAACAAATCCCCCAATGTGGGGGATTTTTTATGAGAAAAACAATATCAATTCTTCTGCCCTGCGCTTTGCCAAACCTTTCAAGAACGCACCACCACCTGTGACCCAATCCCAGTTTTTATAAACTGCTTTCCAATCCTTCGCAATTATTGCTTTTTTCAAACTGGATTTATCAAACGCACTTTGACCAATATTATATATCAAAGAACGCAATGCCTCTTTCTGTGAATTTGTTAAGCCGTCAGGCAGTTTTATTTGTGTTTTAACATACCAGTCCAGCAAACTTTCCGCTTCTGCCTGCGTGCATTTGTCGCCCTTTTTGACAGGTTGTCCGCTTGGATACACTGTTGTGCCATATCCTATTGTCCACACACCTGCCGGACATTTGTATGCAACAAGCCGACAGCCTTCATATTTTTTTATCAAATCATACATTACAAAACCCTTTTCTTCTGATACCAATATAACAAAGCACCGCCACCTATTGCCACAAACAAAAACACCACCCAGAATTTCCACATATCATTTTGGGTTGTGTTTTCTGTTGTCTGTGTTGGCGTTGATGTTTGTTGCGCCTGTATATCAGACGTGGCAGACAACTGATTCCCATCGCCTGCCACTTGAATTGTTTGACTATTGTCTGTGTAATTTATTATTGTTTGCACAGGTTCTTGTGCTGGCGTGCATCCAAACAAACCAACCAATAATAATATAGCCACCGTTCTGCGCATACCTTTACGCACATATTTTTTCTTTGGTTCTGGAACATAAAGTTTTTTGGCTAAACGATTTAATAATCCAGCCAATCCGTTTCTTATTTTTATAATAATCTTTTTCATACTAAACCCCTGTTGGCAACCAGTGTAATAATTGAGAGATTTTTTCGCCTGCCAGCGCAACACTCATCAAGAAAAATATTATCAATGCCCACCCTTTCCACGATTTCAATGCCAATCTGATTTCGTTCCAGATGATACCGTCTTTTCTTTCCTGTTCAACCGGACTATTCAACCGTTGAATAATCAAATCAAACTTGGCATCTTGTTCAATCTGTTTTTTCTGAATAGAATCAACGGTCGTTTCTATTTGATCAAGGCGGCGTTTCATAGACATATAATCCTTGGCTTGCGCTTCGGCCAAGTCAACATCATATCCGTTGACCTTACCTTTTTTGCGAATTTTTTTTAATACAGTCAATTGTTCACACATTTCTTTTTTCATTTCCACACTCCTATAATATCATAATCAACAATTTAATACAATACTTTTTTATTGTATTATACACAAGAATAATGTATAATACATACGACTCCATAAGGTGTCGTTTTTTTCATAAATCTCCTACCTTCATACACGGACTGGTTTTACCCAGTCCGTTGTTTTAATATTTTTTATCATCAGAATCGCCACGCTTGCTATCATAATAACAAGCCTTTGACATAGCCGCATCTGCTTTCGCAATATCTTTTAGGATATCGCTGCCGTCCATCATCTGTTGAACAGTGAGTTCACTGGATGATTCAAACATTTTATGCACCTTGTTTAATAAAATATTCAAGTGTTCATAAACCGCTTTACGCATTTCGTGTTTTTCTTCGTGTGTCATCGTTAATCCCCTTCGGTTTCAGTTGTTGTCGCCACCGATGCACTCGACAAAGCATATGCCAAATCGCAAGGCGTATTCACCAAGATTACATAAGGATCACCGCTTGTTGGTATTATATAATAACCCTTATATCTTTTTCTTGGCATCAAATGATCTGTGCTAATTGGCAAAGCAACCCTATTTAACAAAGGAACTGCTACACCATTAACAGTTATTGTGTAATTAACTGGCGCACCAGTAATCACATTATTTGGATTCAGGCATAACACCAAATCAAACGGCATCAGGTTCGCAATATTATTGCTATTTGTCACTGTTAAAACACCTGCCGTTGTCAGATTTGTTGCCCTATGTAAATTACAATTACAAGTCATAACAAACTCCTTCAAGTTCTGGGCAGAGCAATTGCCCTGCCCGATTGATTAGAACGCGCCACAGCCACAACCGCCATTACAGAACGGTGATTGTCCTGCGTTGTATGTCCATCCGTTAGGGTATCTCACAACGTTCTGCATTTGATTTGCTAAACGCAAATCCGCAACTTGTGATTCCAACGAAGCGATTTTGTTTTGCGCCAAAGCATCCAAAATCTTTTGTGTTTGCGCTGTTGTATTTGCGTTGATAGCCGCTGTGTTTTGTGCCGCAGCATAATTCACACCGTCAATCGCACGCAATGTTGAGCAGCAACACTGGTTTTGGTTAGCCATAACCTGTTGCAAAGTTGAACCTATACCCAATACATCACGGTCTAATTCAGCATATTTGTCGCCGACATAAGACGTTATATCGTGATATACTTGGTTTGTTGCAGCCAAGATTTCTCTTTGATTCGCCATTGTGTTTTGGTTATCAAAGCCCTGTTGCATTTGGTTTTGGATTGCTTCGGTTCCAAAGGCACCGCGACCGTTCATACCCCAAGCACCACCGCCCATCAATAAGACGATCAGCAAGATAGCGAACAAGCCACCATCACCACCACCAAAGCCAAAACCACTACCACCGTAAGGATAGCCACCCCAACGGTTTCCTAATACTGCACCCATATCTGCGGGTGTCATTGCATTTTCTGCCATAGTTTTTTCCTTTTAGTTTAGTTGTTATTTAATCAAACCCGCTTGACGTAAAACATCTGGGGGAAGTTGGTTCAAGTCAAACCCGCAAGATCTAGCAGCGTTGATAACTGTTTGCCTTTGTTGTTCAGGCGTTTTACCAGACATCATTTGCTGCACAGTTTTCATCAGCGGATGATTAGCAAACTTGCCCTGCATAAACATATTAAGAAGCATCTGCGGATTCATTTGTTCCTCCTATCTTCTTTTCTATTTCGCTTATGCGGTCAAGAATTTCCTGCATATCGGTTTTCTTTGTTTGTTCCACCACCAAAGAAAATGTTTTTATTTCCATAAGTCCGTCATTGTTCATACGTCTTTGGAATATTTTGCTGCCATCACGAGCCAACCCAAGATAAATTGTATTTGGCATTGGCGGCAATGTTGCCAATTGTTCAACAGAATCTACCGTATAAGATAGAATCTTTGGTTCTATATGTTGCGGTATCTGCGGTATTTGCTGCGGATACGGATAGTTGTTATACATATTTGGATTCATAAAAAAACTCCTATGCTTTTGTTTTACATAGGAATTATGATTTATTTAGATATAAAAAATAATGATGCAAATACTGAAAAATTAAATCCCAGAAATCAGGCGGTCAATGAACCTTTGATGATAAATATATACATTTCTTTCAACTGTATTTAACTTTATTGCGATCTTTGGAAAACTCAACGGAAGAACTTCTTTATCTTCATCATCACCATAATAACGAAGCAACGCAACTCTACGTTCCAAACGATTATCTGTAATATCACAGATCCATTGCTTAAAAAAATCAGGATACCGTTTAGCAATTCTACGCAAAAAGAAATGCGAAAGCCAAAAAGAAATAATCTTATGCTTTACGTTTTCCATTGTTGGTTTTCCTTACTGCTAACTTTGGTTTGGCAACACTTATATGCGGCCGCTTAAACCCTGCTGTTGTGTAAGATACTTTTATTCTTTGTCTAGCCATTTGTTAAACTCTGGTTGTTATCTTGTCCATCTTGTGTCATTTCAATACTATGCGTTGTTAGTGTTGTGGTTTTGTTTATATAATGCAATAACAATCCACCAAAAACTATTATCACAAATACTATTAAAGCCGCCATAACTTTGAACACTGACCAAAACAATTCCACATTTAGATTAGGTTCTTTAATTTTATTTTCCTTTGTATCCACTGGCATAGATAGCCCTCCCTTGCCTTGCGGCTTTCGCTTTGCTTTTATAAACTTTACCGTGCGACCCCCATTTATAGCCGCCCGACACTTTTCTTACTGGCATTTACTATCCTTTAACGAGTTAAAAAGACAGTATCAGACACAGACAATTTAACACCGCCGCTGTTGCCACGCACTTTTACATACAAATCTTTATTTGATTCTGGTTTGAACACAGCGCGTTCGCCATCTGTTAAAAACTCACCTTCATCTGGTGCTGTTGGCGTTGTTGAAGCACTGCATAAATAAATACCAAACCCACCATCAACTTGGATTGGATATGATTTTGATGTATCAAAAACAAAATTATCTTGACCTTCAACTTGTGCCTTGATCAAATCTTCTACTTTTTCCCAGTCGCCTGAAACATTAACTTTTCCAACGTATGCCATTGCTTAATCCTTTTTTATTTTTAATAGTTTTTTTATTGATGCAAATATTACGTTCTCTTTGAACGTTTTGCGTTCTTCATATTCAGATCTTTTGCCAATATTAAAATTGTCAACAGGTCTGATATATCCCATTGATCGTGAAAATACTTCACACTTTTGTTTTTTCTTTGTCATCTTATTCACCTATTACCGGTTCGTGTGCTGTTAACCATTCTTCATAAGTTACTGGATTTTGTTCATACCAATTTTCTTCTTTTGTATAATCACGAAGATATTGCATATATTGTAAAATACCTATATATACTTCTTCCGAATCAGTTGTTTCAATACCCAACTTGCTTTGGTCTTCATAACGAGAAACACGCCATTCTATGGTATTGATATACGAATCACGAACAGAACGAACTTGTGCTTTCTTTTCATCAACCGTTGGTTCTGGTGTTTCTTGAATTTCAAATCTACGGAAAGTCTTTTCTACTGTGCGAGTCTTAGTTTCAAATTCCCCAGTTTCTTGATTATATTCTTCATATTCTTCTTCGATTTCTTTTGTGATTGGGTCGATTTCTACAATTTTTGCGTTGTTAGAATTACACCAATCGGCTGCATCACTGGGATACATATCTTCAAAAATTTGTCCAATGTAATATTCCATAATTTACTCCTTTAATATCCTATTGCAATCCACTCAAATGAATTAGCACGAGCATCACCTTGTCTATACACAGTAAATGTTGTGGTAGTTCTCTCAGCCGAATTTATATAATTTGGCAAAAAACTATGTGATTGTGTATTGTGGTCTGTTATTACCATAGTTTTATAGTTTGTGCTGCCAAATGCTGTTGGTAAATTTACTGTATAAATTTGCTGATTGTTTGGGTCATCAACATGCCCCCATTGAATAATAATACCATTTCCAAGTTTTACATAACCGTTTTGGGATTTTGATATTGCAGAGGTGAGAAGTATAGTGCCCCAACCGTCTGATGCTGGGGCAGTTGCATATGTCCCCCCATTATCATAATTCCATACGTCAATATAAGTCCAATTTTGTGATGTTGCGTTGTATGCAGCCATACGATTTACAATCGCATTATTTGCATAAAAGCATTGGTTAACAACAAATCCTTTGCCGTTAGTATCAGTGGCTTCAATAAGAGAAGTGCCACTACTGCCAAAGACACTATCTCTTCTAATTTGGTTTGAAAAATATTTATACCCACCAATTGTTTCAGTTCCAGCAAGATGAACTACTGCATTGTCGTTCGCTTTCGTGTTTACAGTAGTAACCAAATTACTATAATCACTGTAATCTACTGCGCGAAATGCGGTTTTTGGTGTAAACGCTGTGATTTTTTGATTTCCATCCGCAGATAAAAACGCACAGACACAACCCGCAATTTTTGAACCGCTAGTCGCACTTGACGAATTATTTTTATTAAATAGTATATTTTCTTGACTATTATATCCTATCCAATATACACTATCCCAAGGATGTATTGAATTGCTATATAAAACAATCCATTGTGGCTGTGCGTTATAAGAGCCTGTATGAGTTAAAACATTGTTTACAGTAACTTCAATACTCTTTAATGTCCCATCTGCATTTCTGCCATCTGGAATCAAACCTTTTACCCCAGGCAACGCAAATACTGTTGAACCAATATAACCAAAACCATTAAATATTTGGTCTATGGAGGTAATTTGACCACTACCAGTTGTTATTTTGGCTATTGGTAATGAATTTTGGGGTGTCCAAGTTGAACCACTGTTGTTTGTGTATTTTACTAAATTATTTGTTGTATCATACCATAACATATATTGGCTCCCACTTGGAGCACTTGAACCAGAATAACAGTAATCAACAGGTAGAATATCTATTGCATTTGCGCCATTTACAACAAATACCAAACGAATGTCATTATTTCCAGATATTTTACTTATATCATTTTGTATCACAACTTCGTCAAACACACCAGCACCATTTGGCACATACACCTTTGACCCTGCTTTCAGTGTCAAGGTTCCGTTGGACAATTCCAATTTTATATCTTGTGGAATTTCTGTAATGCAATTTGTAACGTTGCTCGACCAGTTACCGATGTTTGCACCTGTAGAAGTTAGATTAGACAAACTTGTATTCGCTTTTCCTGCCAATATTGTATCGGCTTGTGTTTGTGTATATACTTCTGATTTTGTAGGTATAACATGTCCGCCTGCGGTTGAACCATCATGAACACGCAATTCGTGTGTATCTGTATCTACGGTTAATTCCCCAGACGACCCTGTGAACGCATCGTTCTGTACTGTTGTTCCACGAAGTAATTGCAATTTTCTTGTCATCTTTATTCCCCTTGTTTTTATTATATATTATTCCTTTATAAAAATCAATACTTTATGATAACGTTCCACAATCTAAATCACTAACTGAAATCACATCGCTTGTAATATCAATTCCATCGCCTGCGGTATAACTTGAACCACCACCGCTTTGTGCATCAATATACGCCTTTAACGCTTTCTGTGATGATACTATTTTATCACTAGGGGAAACCCCACCCAATGTTGTATCTGTGCTGATATTCAAAAACTTTGTCATGAGATTTCCCCTTTGTTATTAACCAATTACCACTGCACGATATGTGTCTGCTGCGATGTTTGACGAACTGTTGATTTTAACAGTAATCGTTCCACTCGCTACGGTTGTGCTAACCATAACTTCATCGCCTGTGCTGACTTCATATACATGAACACCAACGTCTGCTGTGCCTAAACTGTTGGTTATACTCCATGTGCATACACCACCAGATGCCGTCAAAGACGTATTATTCACCGCAAACTTTTTTGCCATGCCGGAAACATAAGTCGCTAATTTCAACGGTGTTACGAATTTAGTATCGTTTGTTCCTGTTGTGACTTCTGCTTGTGTTGCAATCGCTGCAATACCTGCTGTGCTTTCTGTCGCTTGTGCTGGGCTTGCACTGATTTCAACATAAGTTGTACCAGACCAACGGTATGTTTTGTTTTTATATTCACCATCTGTTAAAACAACATAGATTTTACCTGTGTCGGGTGTTAATGCAGAACCACCATCTGTTAAAGACAACCACCCAGCCGATAATGCTGTTGCGCCTGATACGATATAGGCATCAATCACATCGTCAACATAAGAAGGCAGTTGTGATGTTGGAACTTTACCATCATTATCCAAAGATGCCACACCGTTCGCTACACCTTTTGTTGATACCGCTACATAGGTTGCAGACAAATCTGGGATATCAGAAGTGGACAATGTTGTTCCTGCTGTCACTAAACCTTTTGCATCATACGTAATCTTTGTTGCTGTGCCTGCTGTAATTGCTGCATTCGCTGTCACTTTTGTTGCTAATTGTTTTGGATTAACCGCTAAAACTTCACTTGTTCCAGTGCTGACTTCTGCATCTGTTGCGATTTCAATCACACCTTTTGCTGATGTGCTTGCATCTGCAACACTTGCTGATAATCCACTTGAATCCGCAGTTAATGTTACATTTGAACTTGTGCCTAATTTTACTTGAACATTACGTGTTCCTGACACTAATTCAACACCGTTTTGGAATGTGTAATCACCTTGTGATAACGCATCCACCCACGATGTGCCGTTATATACATATTCTGTATTATCGGCTGTGTTAAAATAATGTTGACCAGCTTTTGGGTTAGCAGGTGCAGAAGCCAAGTTTTGTATAACGGCGTTCTGCAACTCGTTTTGACTCAAATCATAGTCAACCAAGATTTTTTTCTTTGCCATTTTTTTCTCCTAGTTTAGATAGGCTGTTCCTTTGAACGCCGCGTTAAATTCAGCAACGACTGTGTTTGCATCGGTATATGTATAATTACCGACCACAACGTTACCACCTGTATCAACCACTGTTATCGATGGGTGTTTCCCAAGATTGTGGTTAATTGTCCATGTGCTTGCTGCTTCCGCTTGGTCATGTACATAAATTGCCGCACCATTACGAATTGTAGCCAAGTCACTAATAACATCTTGTTTAGCGTTTAATGCCGTTGCTGCACTTGTGCTATCATAAATATCGCCTGCCAAACTTGCATAAGTAACCGTCTTATTACTATTGCTTTGTAATTTCCACACTGAACCATCAAAGAAATATGTATCATCAACAGCAACTTCTTCTGTTTCAACTGTCGTACTAGCCATTCCAATAACATAAGATGTTCCATCTGGTTTATAATTTACTGTATTACTTACTGTTCCAACAATAAAATAATCGCCTGTGCTATATTCATAAGGGCTAACTGGTGGGTCGCTTTCTGCTAATCCTGTTGCAGAGTTCCATAACGACAAAAATCTACCACGAGATTTCAGTTCTTCTATTTGAGATTGCAATTCACTATCGGCAGTATCAACATACGTTTTAACCGCTTTTTGTGTTGGCAACAACGAATCACTATTTCCCAGATTACTATCTGTGCTAACCTGTTTTAATTGTTTAGTTAATATTTTTTCTGTCATCTGCCAACTCCTAACTTAATGTTCCACAATCAATATTCATATTCTGGTGTGCATTTGGATCTGTATTATGCGCAAACAAATCTCCTGTATTAACAACTTGTCTAACAGCATTTAAGAAAACAACAATAGTGTCATCTTCTTCTGCACCAAACAATAATGTTATAGTATTACCACTAACTGTCCAGTTACCAGTTTGCGTAATTAAGACACCATTCCAATACAAATCAATTTGTTTATCACTGATATTTTCGCCAAACTGTAACGTTGTTTGTCCAGAAGTTAATACAAATACGTGTCTTTCTGAATAAACGCTACTTACAAAATCCATTGCCTGTTGTGCATAATCTACCGCAGTATCAGATTTATCATTTGCTTCATTAGCGGTTGCAATAGCACTTTCAGCAAAATCATGGGCTTCGTTTGCTATGCGTTCTGCTTCTGTAATTCTATCATCCCAAGCAGAATCTGAAACAGTGTGCCAAATTCCGTCTTGATCTAAATATTCAACCCAACGATGTTCAACATCGTCTATAACTTCTTTTCTTTCTTTTATACCTTTGATATTATCCGTGTTTAATAAATGTGTCCACGTTTTATCGCCGTCAGCCATATTCGGATCGTCAGAAGAATAATCCAACCATCCATTAGAATACCGTAATGCTCGCACCGACAAATCAACACAACGAATAATCGTATTCATCCAGTTAATTGGATTCATTTTTCTGGAATCTATTGTATGTGTTGGATCAACCAATAACGCATTAGCAACTTTGTCGGCAATTTCTTGAATCTGCCGTTCCTGATTATCATCAGATTTTTCAATATGTTTTTGGTTGTTTTGAAATTCAAACGGTTGTTGACGAACAGTATTGCGTTCTATAACAATATAATCGCCGATCTGTAATGTTGCACCCGTCCAAGTCAACAAGGTATTTTCATCAATATCACTGGACGATTGGCGTGCCAATGTTAAAGTATCTGTTCCGTTTGAAATAGTTATAGTGCTTCCTGCCGCAGCGGTCACAGTATATCCTGTTGCAGTGCCGTATTGATTATACACCGTTGCATTAACCGCAGGTGTTGGAGTATCGGTATAAAATAAATTACCAGCAATAGACCAAGCATATAATCCACCGTTCAGCGTAAATGTTGTTGGGTTATAAGTATAATTATTCAAACCACGGCGCACAAATGCCACAGATATTGTGCCATATTTACCTTTCGTCATAGGAACGGAAAACACATTATTGCTTCCATCCCCCTGATACATAACTATTGATCTTTTATTATCTTGCGACATTGCCAATCCTCTGTGTTTATTATAACAAATCTATCAATCGCTTGCAAGGAATCGTTTTGCAAGTTTCTTTGGTTCGTTTCCAATTAACCCTGCCCCAGCAACGAGCATACGTTCCATCGCCGCGCCACGTTGTTCATCAGAAAACAACAAAGGTGAATTAGCCGCGATCTGTCTTATATTATCAAAATATGCTATCATAGGTGTTGACATTTGGAAAGACTTAAAATTCTGATTTTCACCAGTCATTGCTTTTTCAATACCAGATGCCACACCTGATGTTATAGCACCACCAATTCCCATTAACGGCACAACAGATGTGCCAAGAGTATTCGCCGCATCGCTTGCCCAACGCTTCACAACACGATCCCAATACTTATCGTCATCGTCATCATCTGGGAAAAATTCTACTTCTTTTGCCATTGATTCTATAATCGGCGACACAACAATATACATAAACGCAATATATGCCGCATCCATATAATCTTTGCTGATTATCTTTCCACGAACAACAGACTGCATTGACATTATGTAAGACATAAATGGCGACAAGATGCGCGCCCATTGTGTTTGCATACCGTTTGCACGTGATGCAATCATTGAATCCGACTGTGTTAAACGCACAGCAGAATCAGCATCAGCAACAGCCTGTTCTTCTGTTCTGCCTTCGTTTATTGCTTTATCGTGTGCCGCGTTCCACACTGTCAAAGATGCCATAGCATCACCATAAGACAAGAAATACATTGCAAATGCCGACCAGTTATCAAAAAACTTGCCGTTTAACAACATTTTTCTATCCCAACCCATAACAGATTCAGACAGATTTTCATAGCGCGCACGCATATAATCTGATTTATCTTTGGCTTCTGATAACAAATCCATCGTTGCCATTGACTTTAATGTTTTGCCCAAAGATGCAACAAATCTACCACGACCAACAACAGCCATACCCGGTATAATACCAGACATCTGCACAAACATACGCATTACAGACAGACCCAAAATACCAGCACTTGCCACACCTGAACATTTAGCAATCAATTTACTGTCTGTCTTTGGTGGGCTTTTCAAATTTTCCAACCAGTCACGGATGAAACTTGTTGTCTTTTCGCCTGCGATTGCTGCAAATTCACTGCTGCCAAAAAACTTTTGTGCGTTATTATAAGCCACACGGACATACGCCATACGCGCAAACATAAACAAATGCGCTTCCATATTATCAACAATGGACTTTATATTACCATCGGCTTCTTTTTCCACCAATTTTTCATTTGATAATTCGCCCATCTTGACCGGCATAAAGTTTTGATCCAGATTCAAATTGTCTGTATTTTTATTTTCAGGAACATAACCGCCCTTAAATTCTATACCGTTGATGCTGAACGCACGTGGCTCTTTACGCACAAATATACGATTAAATGTTTTACGATACGATTCGTTTAATGGTTCAACCACATCATTATATATGCCCCAAACTTCGTTCATAAAATCTGCATACTGTGGATTCTGCTTTAATGCTTCACTTGCAACCGCTTCTGCCTGTTCGCGCGAGATACCCAATTTCAACAACATATTTTCATACGCGTGTTCGGTTCCCATTGACAATAACAAATCTGCCAAATCGCGCTGTGATATATCCACACCCGCAATTGTTTCAACTTTCGCAGACATTTTAATTTTACGGAACGCATCGTCCATACGACTGTTCCAATCTTTCAACACCAATTCGCTTTTTGACATTGCCGCAAACAACGGATCAACCGTTGCATCAATCACATCTTGTGGCAAAATAGAACGCATAATTGCTTCTGGATTTGCGAAATTGCCAATCAATGCAGAATCTGTATTGATATTTTTTTCTTTTATCAATTTGTCTGTGTTTTCAAACATCTTCTGCAAAGCCAACTTTTCAGATTCTGTTTCTACTTTCCACTCGGCACGCGCAACTGTATCAACAATATTAAATACAGATTCCAGTTTTTCAAACTGCGCCATTGTCATATCGCCAGCACGACCTGTGCCGCCTTCTGCAATATCAGGGAACAGTGGGCGCACTCTGCCAATATCTGTCATAAATTCATTTTCTTGTTGCGTAAACCAGTTTTCCAATTTGGTCATCAGCGGCAAACTTTCTGTTCTGCGTGATAAGATTGGGTAGCCCCACGTCCGCAACAATGATTGCAACAAATCATAAGATTCAGCAGACATAATATTTGTTTGTTGATTCCCTTGATATTGACGTGCGTGTCGTGCAAATTTATTCACACGATTTTTCATCGCATCTGATTTAATACGAATCAAAGATATAATTGCCTGTGTCCGTCTTTCGCCAGCCGCCTTTTCCATTTGTCCAGATTGTTTGAATATCGCATAGCGTTCAACAGCCATTGCTTCACGATCACGCCAATATGCAGAATCAATCACTTTGTTGATTTTCATTGTTGCCAAAGTGTTTTCAACCGATTCGTTTAATGCGACCCACTCGCGTTCAAACGCTTTCATATCACCGCCGTTCAACATAACAGATTCCGCCAGCAATGCTTTGGCTTTATCATAATTGCGAATAGATTTTTCTGCCAAAGTTTCGTCCAACAAATCATATTTGTTTTTAATTGCTTCATCCATTTCCAAAGCCGCCTGTGTTGCCGCTTCTTCTTGAACAGATGGCAAAGCAATAAACTGTTCTAATTCTTGAACAGAATATTCTGGCTGATATTCGCTTTGTAATATTGCCATTGGGTTTTGTTCGCCAGATGCGACCAATTCTTCATACCGCGCTTTAATTGCATAATGTGGATCACGTGTCAAAACAATTTCCAAAGCACGTGTTCTATCTGCTAATTCGCGCTGATATTCTGCACTTGTTTGTTCTTTGTTATATGATTCAACTGCCTTGACATATTTGTTGCTGGCACTTGCGCGATTCGTTAAAACCAAAGATTGATAAAAATCATACAGGTTATTATCTGCGCCCAATGGCTTTTCAACCGCCAACAAACCAAGGTTGCGTTGCATCTGTTCTACATCCTGTTGTGCCAAGAATATAGAATCAAACACACCTGTGATGTTTTTGTTCAAACGAATTTTGCGCATACCTAATGCACGATAAACGCGTGCAAACAAATGTTTCATAAACGCCAATATCGGCCGCATTTCTGCGTTTGGTATTTCGCCAGTGCGAATATAATTTGTAAAAGCATCTGCGCCTTTTTCCATCGCCGCTTCATCAAAAGACATCTTGCCATCTTTTATAACACCGCCGGCTTCACGTGCCAATGTTTCCGCTTGCTTTTTCCAATAATCTGTCAACTTGTCAGAATTGTATTGTTCAATCATATATGTGTTCAGCAAATGAAAAACTTCGTGCGAGAACGTTGTCGGGTTAGACATCTTTTCTAAACGAATAATAAATCTGTCTGCTTCACGTTTGAAACGACCAGCAATTTGATCGTCAGATATTTTTTGAAAGATTTCATCCCACTCTTCCAATGCTTCCAAAGCATCATTATCAACAAGTGTATCTTCCGACATAATACCCATTTCTTGATTGCGTTTATTAAATTCACCAATCACCAATCTGTTCCAATCTGCATCTGTCAAAGAATCAATCTGTTCTTGTGTCATACCGGCATCCAATAACATTTGATCGCCTTGCGCTTTATTTTGTTCTATATCTGATACAGATGTTCTTATGCGCCCTGCTGCCGATTGTTGTTGCAACGGATCGTTTAATGTGAATTTATCAATGTTGGCATTTGCCAAAGCACGCACCTGTGTGCCAGACAAACCACGAATTGGGAATCCTTTATCAGACAATATCTGCCCCAAAGTTTCCGCATCTGTATTACGGATTCTACGTTTTAATTCGCGTTCGTTTTCTTTCTGTGCCTTGATTTGTTCTGGCGTTGCACCAACCACCGGCCCCCTTGGATTTGTGCGCCCGATAGATATTTCAATTTGATCCATCAAAGATTGAACTGTTGGATTATCAACAGACATTTCAGACATACGATTCAAAACCAACTGGAACAAACTTGCATCAAACTGGCGTTCTTGCGTTGTCATATTTTTATTGCGCGACAATAAATCCATAACACGATTATATGCGCTTTCTTTATCTTTCATAGCCACAGACAATTCTGCACCGCGTTTTTCACTGGCAATAATTCTGTCCATAAATGCTGCTGTTGATAAAGCATCGGCACTGAACGATATATTATTTTTTATCAACTGGAACAATTCGCCATCCGAATTTACAACTTCATCATAGTCCGCCAAATCAATTTCAACCATACCGCCATTGGCATCACGATTTGCCAGTGCATCCGCCAAATGTAATTTTTCTGCAACATCTTGGCGTGTATTGACCAATTCTTGTGCCATACTTTCATCCATAAATACGGTTGGCGGAACTTGGCTGTTGGCAATCATTGTTTCCAAATGCGCACGCGTTGTCACCGGTGCTTCTTTGGCCGCCTTTGAATCGCGCCGCCAATTAAATAATGCTTCTGCAAAACGCATCCCTTTGCTTGTTTCTTGCGCTGCCTGACCTATTGTTTTGTTTTTGCGAGCCAGCGCATCCGTGCCACTTTGAATACCACGACCTGCCGCAGAAAAACCAGCAGACATAAATGGTGATGCTAACGCTGTTTCTATGATTGTATTCCATTTATCTGCGTGTTCAGGCGCAAATGGATTAGCAACAAAATCTTTCATATCTTGCGCAGACAAACCAATAATAGACCCTTCTTGACCACCGGCTATTTTTGTTGCCGCTGCTGTCATACTGTTTTGCAAAACTTCTTGTGCGACATCAATACTTGTATCTGCCAAAGTATCAAGTGTCCATTTACCCAATGTTTGTTTTTTTATTTCATAACCAAACTGTTTTACAAATTCCGGATTTTGAAAAACTTCTTTTCTTATACCAGATTTAGCAATAGCACGTGTCAATGGTTTATTGATTTTTGACAAACCACGACCAACAATGCCGCCAGAAAATACCATTGGCAATGCTTCCAGCGCACCATTTATTACACCAACATTTTCTGATAATTCACGCGCACGATCTTCTGGAATATCAGGATACATATTTTTAATTTCCTGATAAGCACCACCGGCTTCTAATTCTGCTGTTCGGTTATATGTTGTTGCTGCACCTGCCGCACCACCAGCCAATGCTGCCACCCACGCAGGCGCACCAGCACCAGCAGTCAATGCTGTCGCCGCAGCACCAGCCACAAACGCCAAAGGATTGTCCGCAATACTTGTGCTAAACGACATTAAACCACGCCCTAATGCAGATTCTGCCGGACGAGAACCATCAATAATTTCTTGTTGTTTTTGGACTTCTGCCAATGCTTCTTCAATTTCTTGTGGATCGCCACCTTCGCGCGCCTTCATCAATGCGTTTTGTTTTTCGTTCATCAACAAACCCTGCATCGCATAATTCCAGTTGCTGCGAACTTGACCAAATACACCCAAATTATTATACGCATCATCCAGATCCATCAATCCTTCACGGCGTTCATATTCGTTTCCATACTTTTTAATCAACACCGCGTGATTACGATCGTTCAACAAACTGCGAATCGCCCGAAAATTTTTTGCTTCCGGTATTGTATTATCACGCATCACTGCCAAAAAACGCGGATTACTTGCCAATTGATCGTTTAATTCTTTTACAACCTTATTTGTATCACCAATTAAACTTTCTGTTGGGCTTGTTAAATCTGCCTGATTGTTCAATAAAAACGATTGTTGCGAAGGATTTACATCCACTTGTTCCGCTGCAATTTGGCTTTCACGTTCCAACATCAATATACTCCTAAAATATCTTCCAAAACAGGCAGTGGTGAACCACTCATTGCCGCCTGAATAATCTGTTCACGATACATACGCACCGTTTCCCTTTGCAATTGATTTAACGAACCATCGCTGATTACATCATCTATTGCATCAGATATTATATCATATCTTTTTTTATAAGTCGTGTCTTTTGTTTTATAAATTTTATCAGACGACATCAAAGCCCGATCAAAATACCCTTGCGCCGTAATATTCTGCAACTTGGTATTTACTTCGTCTGCCGGTGTTTTTGCCCCAGCAATCGCACTATTTATCATACGCTGCCGCTGATCCACATTTGGCCACACATTGTTTTCCGCTTTATACTTTTGCATTTCACGGACAAGATATTGTTTCACAACCATTTGTTTTGCCGGATTGTTTTTCAGTTCAACAAATTGACTGTTGTCCAATTCTTTTTTCAAATCAACACCGCCCTGTCGCAATTCGGCATTTACAGAATCCCACTCAACAACACCTTTCATTGCACGCAACATAGCATATTGTGTTTCGCCATCAAATCTTCCCAACCCCAATGTTTCCACATTGCGTTCACCGTTGGCAATCTTTGCATAAACATCCATACGTGAATCCCTGTTTGCGAATCGGGTGTTTATACCAGTGAAATATTTTTCAACAATCTGGCGTTGTTCTGCTGGCAACGCAGCCATTTGCAATTCATAAGCGTTGCGCTTTTCAAGAAAACGATCCATACGTGCTTTGTCTATTCCAGAAAAAACTTCTTTTAACGGACTGACTATCGGTTTTGCACCAAATGCAGCCGTCACAAATTCTGGGGTTTCAATCATTGCCTTTGCACCAAAGAATTCGCTTCCTGCGTTAACAGGTAATTCTGGAAATTCAATATCGTTCATTTCTATGATGCGCTTTGCTGTTTCCATTTCAGCGATTTGCGCGTTCATATCAGAATATGTTTGATATAATTGTGGTGCAAATTCTGCCAAAGCCGCTTCTGACTTAAAGCGTTCTTCTTCGGTTTCCGCCGCCAAAGCACGATTTAATAAATCACTGCCCATTGCTGCATAACTGTCTGCTGCCTTTTGATCTTGAACGGCTTTCTTTTCGCGCGCTTCATTGACAATACTATCACGGATATACTTGGCCTCCGAATCGTTTTGCACATCATACACCAATTTAATTATAGGAGTTGTCAATTCTTCATCATCGTTATTCATCGCTCGGCCAAGTTCACGTGCGCGATACGCTTCTTGAATTGCTGTTTTTAATTTTGCCTGTGATGCCGTTGTCAAATAATCATAAACATTTGGATTTGTTTTCATTTGGCGCAACGCCTCTAACGGATTGACCGCAATCTTTTGTGTGACATAACCCGCAGCCGCCGCATCTTGTAATTTTGCTGTTTCCAATTTTACATAATCTGCTGGATAACCACGCAATTGAACAGCGTTGATGCGTTCTATTTCCGCCATAGAATCTGCCATTTCTTGATTCGTTTTAGCGGTTATCATACGATTACTTGCGTTCACCAACGCCGCTTCAAATGTTGCTTTCTGGGCAGATTGAATTTCATTTGCTTCATACGCAGCAGATTGCGCAATAAATGCGCGCTGACGTTTATCAATATATTGCTGCAATTTGGCTTTGGCATCCGGCGATGCAATACGGATCTTGCCATCGTCTTTTGGTTCGCCAGTTAAATTATTAAAGTATTTATAAGATTCATCTTTCATTGCCTTATAAATATCTTTTGCCGCATAGCCCTTGCGCGAATTAAATAAATCCGTTTGAAACGCCGCCATATGTTCGTCAAAGTCATTGGCTGCCTGTTGTGTCAAAGCATTATCTTGTGCTTCCTTCTGTTCCAAATACGCCTTGCCCAAACTTTCAACACCATCTATTACAGGCGTTATATTCAGCGGATTGACTTTCACTGTTTTCTGTGGTTCAACAAAAGATGGTTGGCGCAATACTGGATCGCTACCCATTACACCGCCCGAATCTGGAATCTTCATAACCATTATTCTACTCCATATCTGCCAATATAAAATGATGTTGCTGCCGACATTGCACCAATCGCGCCGCCAACCCAGCCATTTATCTTTGCAACTTCTGCATTTTTACGTGCAATAGATGCTTCCGATTTGTTGATAATTGATTGCGCTTCATAATTGCCCGCACTGCGAACAATTTCCGCACCCTGCAATCCTGCTTTCAGCATAATCAAAGATGCGTTGTAATTGGTTTTCCAATCTGTATTATCGTTCAAAACCTCATACACGCCTTTGCCAACAGCAAAACCACTTGCGCCTTGTGCCACGCGTTGTTCTGATTTTCTTTGTGCTGTTTGAACATATATTGCGTTTATATCAGATTGTGCTGCGCGATTTATTTCACGAATATTTTTACGCATCAAATCCGCATTGCGTTGGTTTTGGCGCGCCATATATTCCATTGACGTGGCCTGCATATTGTATTGAACAGATTGAGAATAACCATTATACACAGAAGATATTGCTTTCATCCCTGCGACAGTGCCGTCCAACCAATGTTTTACCTGAAACGCTGTGCTGGCATTTGGATTATCAAACCACTCGCCAGACGAAAAACTTGTTTTATTTTTGGCATCAACTTCAACCTTGACTTCTGCCGGTCTTGTTGGATCGCCACCAACAGATTTTGGTTGTTCCACCGGTGATTTGAAAGTTGCTGTGCCTTTTTCTTTTTGTTGTTGCGCATTAAAAATTGTATCTGTCGCAACAGCAATATCGTTTGGCGAAGAAAAAGACGGTTTATATACATCGGGATTCACAGGCGAATAACCACCTTCCCATCCCTTTGATGGAAGTATTGCGCCTAAAAGCCCTGCTAATTGTTCGTTCATTTTTTATATTCCAATACTATATATTTTTCTTTTTCCTTCCTCACATTGAATCCGACACTGGTCAATGATGATAATATCTGGCGTGCCTGTTTATAGACAATCGCATTTATTTCTTTCTTTTCCGCCAACTCTTTAACAATCTTTTCAAGTTGTGGAAAGCAATTTTCTTTTTCCCGCATAAAGTGGCTACACGTATATACAACTATATTATACACTTCTTTTGCATCAAATACAAATACAATCGCCATAACACGATGATCAACTTTTATCGGAAATGATGCGCAGCAATTTTTATTCATATCATTTAATTGCCGTATAGACACTTCATTATAGTTGTCTTTCATATCCAATATAGATTGCACCGATAAATGCGCGTATAAGATTTGTAAAATTTGATCACTAACTTTTGTCATTGAACGTTATCCCCAATGTTATAGATTCTAAACGCGCCGGATATGGCTGGCGTTGTAAAATCTTGATTGTTGAATCCCACCGGAACTCGCTATTTGTGTCCAGTTTTACCTGTCCGCGTTCCAAGAATTGCCCATTGTCAGCAACATCTTTCTTCGCAATTCCGGCATCATATTCGCGATTCATTGTTTTATACGTTAAACCGCGAGAATCACCATAACGCAAATACGCTTCGTTGATTGTCTTTTTGCGACCAATTGTGCTGTTGCCATTATTGTCTTGAAATTCCAATGGTATTGTTTCCATCACAGCATAATAAGGCAACCCAACCAAAACATCGCCTGTCAATTCAATTGTGTTTGGCAATGTGATTTGTCCATTTGTCACGGTATAACCATTAAAATCAACATCGTCTATTTCAACAACATTGCCCCCTTCTACAATTGTTTGTGGGTTTTGTATATCATATTCACCATAATACAGATTATTACTTAAATCAAACACACGAACTTTTTTACCCTCAAACCGTCCTAATCCCGTAATAACATTATCTGTTATTGTATTCAAAGGCACTCTGACAACCGAATCCATATATATATCATCAGTTCTATAATAAAACATATCCAAGCGCAATGTGCCGTTGTCATCTGTTATATAATATACACTATCTTCTGTTTCACGATTGACAACCAACAAATCTTTATATGGCGCATAACCTTTGATTTTATACCAACCATAAATGTTTTGCTGTTTAATATATGTTAAACAATACAATTCGCCATCATCGCACAATACAAAGATTGTCTTTACTGGAAAATCCTTAAACGCTAACCGCTTGATTGTCTTGCGTTCAAAGATATATTTCACCAACAATGTTAAATCCGTGCTATCATATTGACCGTATTCATTATAAGACAAGTCATAAATATTTTTATTATTCGTATTTGTATAAATCAAAGAACGCCGCACAAAAACGGGTGAAACCTTTTTGCTCAATCCTTCAAACAAAATTACCTGCGATTGCAAATCACCATATCCTTGCACTTGTGAAATTGTATAACTACTTGACATTATTAAATCAAGTCCCGCACAAACCTTCAACCAAGAATCAAAATGCGTAATAGGAACCTCCAAATAACCTGCTTCATCAGAATTACGCAATTCTGAATATGCCATAGAATCAGTATTGCCAACCTGCGAAAACAAAACACGCGCAACACCATCTTGTAATTGCGTCATGAATAAACGCTGCCCATAATCCGCCAAAGAATTCACATATTGAATACTCCCATCCGGTCCCATATAAGGAGGTATTTGTTTCCCCGCAATTCCAATATCAACCGCCAAGGTTCCTTTATCATGATACGTGTAAGACGTTTGATTTGCAACAACAAACAAAGAATCCAAAAATAAAAATTTTCCCTGATATTTTTTATAAATATTTATCTTATATCCAGTAACAGCTAAATCATTTGGAATTGCAATAGTTAAATCAATTCTTTGAGAATACGGTTCTATCGTGGAACCTTCACCCAATTCAACGTTTGCAGTCACAGGAGTGGCAGTTTTATAAATGCTTTCATGTTCTAAATCTTTGGACACACTAAAAGCATATTGATGCTCTATGGTCACACTTGGAGTTGGCGCTGTTCCTATAACACTAGCAGAAATCGTTGCGCTATTAGGTAGCACTTCTTCAAAAATAGAAATAGACGTATAAGGGACACCTAAATTATTTAATTGAATCTGTATCAATTTATTTCCAGTCCCATCAAAAACATACAAACTTTGTTTTAATTCGATAAAATCCAAAGATGCCATCGCTGGCATAAAACCTGTTGGATACGATATTGCAACCCAAGTTGTTGCGCCGTCCAACATATAATAAATCTTTGAAGAACATAACAAAAGCAAAACATTCTTCAATGATGTGAATTTGAAATTTGTTCCTGCATCAGAAGGGATGTTTGCAACAAACTTCGACCCACGACGAAATTCTAAGCCGCCCGCTTCACGCAACGCCCAGTTTTCACATTTTTTCATGCCGGCTTTTACTTTATTAAAATCATTACGACCATACAATTCTGCCGCAATAATTCCGCCTGTGAAATTGCTTTGGGTATAATTGACTTTGTATTCTGGCATCTTACCCTCTTACGTCAATATAATCGTTGTTTTCTATTTTTTCTTTTTCTGATTCTGATGCATTGGCAACACGTGCAGAATCTAAAACCGCCTGTAATTCTTGCGACAAAATTCTTATATCTTTCCCTTTTGCGCGCGCCACTTCAATAGCAACCTTTAATTCCAACGCTTCGCGCAACCACGCTGGTATAGAATCATTTTGTGTTATCGCCATAATATATTCAACAAACAAAGGATTTTCGTTTGATAAAATAATTTTATTGCCATTTGCATCAGAAGATACGCGTGCATTATTATCACGATATTCGCGTGCCAAATCTTTATAAAACCCCATCACACGCAATGCTTTCGCTGGATACGCATAAACATTTTGTCCTTGTTCCGCAATAGGATCATTGTTCAATGTCTGCAAATCTGCCTGAACACAAACTTTCTTAAACGCCCATGGATGCGATGAATAGACAAAGTCAACAGCAACAGGCCAAACATCATTACACAAATCCGCCAAATTACTATTTTCGTCTAACGCAGTGATGCGAGAATCTTGCCCAGATTTACGTATCCCACCATTGCAAATTGAAACGATTAAATTGTCTATCATCACAACAACCTTTATTTTTTATCGCCTTTTTTTAATTCAGCAATTTCTGCATCACGCTTTTCTAATTCTTCTTTCAAAGATTTATTGTCGGCTTCGGCTTTTTCTAATTTAGAAGTCAAATCAACAATTTTTGCAGCAGATTCTTTTTCTGTCAAACCCATTGTATCTTTTGCAACTTTTTCAACGCGTGCCAAATATTCTTTTTCTGTTTCCCAGCGGGCTGCGTTCATTTCTTCTTTATCGTCAACCAACACAGGATCGCCGACATTATAACGTTTGCCTTTGAAAAAAATGTTATTCATTTTTGCAATGTATTTTTTAGACATTTGAAAACCCTTTTGTAAAAAGTTATTTTACCGGGCAGACGAATCCGCCCGGTGTTTTATTAAATTTCACCAATTGGCGCACCGATATAAACATCACAGTCGGAACTGGTGAGAGTTGTTAAGACCGCTTTCACATAACGTTTATGTGCAGGCAAGACAATTGATGCCGCACCAGCAGCACTTAAAGCGATAGTGCTGTTAGGAACGTCAGCATATGTTGTGCCATCAGCAGAATCTTGTAATTTTACAGATCCCGCTTTTGTCGCGATCACGTTCAGATAGCCACCGAAATTACTGTGACCACCTTTGTCAGCAGCACCAAAGTCCAAAACGTTTGATGCGCTTTGTGCTAAATCTTTCAAGTAGAAAGAATTTGCTCTATCTATTACTGCCATATCTTTTTCCTTTTATGCTGTGGGGTGGTTGCCCACCCCGGGTTATTAGGCAACGACATCTTCTGCTTCGGAGATAGATTCGTCAACACGGATCGGATAACCATTAAAGGTCATAACCGGTTCGCCAAACAATTCTGTCTGACCATACACGAAAGATGCGTTTGTTTTAGCGTTAGCGCGCAATTGGATTGCCAATGCAACACTCTTTGGAACATAGATAACAGTTGATTTTTTGTTTTGCAAAGCGACAGGTAAGTCGTTCAAAACACGCATCAACAATGTTTCGTCAAAGGTTGTTGCGCCAACAGACGATACGTCAATGTTAGCAACACGGCGGAAAGCGCGTGGATCACGTGTTCCTAAGCCCAAGAACGCTTCAACTTTATACATTTCGGCATCAATATTTTTAGTGGCATCGTTTGGATCTTGTATGATTTGTCTGCCAATAACTTCAAAATTAATACCAGCACCTTTACGTTCTGGAACGATCGCATAAGCACCCGATAACAAATCCCAACCGACAACATAGATAGAAGTCAATTTAGATGCAGATACTGTTCCGCCTGCGGAAACAACACGATCGCCATCCAATGAACGAGTATGCCAAGCAATACCGTTGATAGAATCTGCACCATTTGCAGCAACACTATCATAGATAAAGTCAGCGTTCATTGATTGACCCCAACCCATCAATATGCCTTCCATATTGTCTTGACGAACTTCGTCAGGATTTTTAGCATAAACGAATTCCATTGTGTCAATCCAAGGCAAAGATTGATAATTCTTTAACCCAAATTCAACGTTATCGCGAGATGGGAAAGATCCACCAACACCTTGGTTCAGACGTTTTACTTCCGCTGATGGTAATCCTGTGCGGTAAGTTTCTTTATGTGTCAAGATATTATTTGCTTTCTTGACTGGTGCGTCCTTTAAGATATTTGACTGGGTCATCAGGACTTCGGCCGTCTTAATAGAGTTGCCATTAGCGTCCAGATTTTTAGCCATATCATAAATGGAACGACCACTTGTTTGAAAATTAGCCATTTTTTAGTCCTTATAGTTTTTTTGAAAAATCAAACATTGTCCGCCCATAAGAATCGGTTTTGGGTTCAGATGTTGTATTTGGCTGTGTGCCTTTAACAACTTTCGCACCTTCAAATTCCTTGGCGATTTTCAACATCAATCTATTCAGGGCAGGGCTTTTGTCAAATCCAAACTTTTCCATTTCCGCATAATCTGCTTCGCTGGAAAATTTTTTCATTGTATCAACAACCAACTTTTTATTCCCCTCGTAATCTTTGCCGAACTCGCTGTCAGTTTTCAAAGATTGTTCCCATTTTGCTTCCAATTCTTGGGTTTTCTTTGCTTGGTTTTCTTTGTTAATTTTAGTTGCTTCTGCCAATTTTTTCAAATAGGCATTAACTTCCGTTTTACCCTTGAATAGGTCTTTGTTCTCGTTGAACAATGATTCTTTTGCAGCATCATCCAAACCAAGTTCATCAGGCCACTCAATATCGCTAATAGTAAAACTATCCCCGGCCGGTGTCACAGGATCAACCCCGGCACCTTCTGTTCCGTTTACAGGCGTTGTGTCCGCTGGCTTTGTTGCCGGCGTTCCTTCGTCTGTGCCATTTGTGGTTGAATTTGTTTCAACCGTTGTGGCTGGATCAGTTGTTGCGGGTGTTGTTTCAACACCATTAGTCGTCACTGTTGTTTCCTCTGCCATTTAATACCTCCTTTAAGGTTTTGCTGTCAGATACAAGTTTCTTAAACTCATCAGGATAATTATACAATAAATTGTTCAATAGGTCAAGCCCCAGTTCGTGCGCTGTTTTTTCTGAACGATACGATATACCATCACCAAGATTTACGCCGCACTCGGCCAACAAATGTAAAATAAACAACCGGCCTGATCCTGTTTCTAAAATATTTTTTAATGCAACCCGGTATTGTCTTTCATCCATTATCTTTCCTTTTCTTTTAACGCCGCAATGCTATCATAAACTTCAACTGGAAATTTTACGTGATGTTTTTTCCACGCTTTAACCAATCTTTCCAGATCAGATGCACGCAAAAAACCTTTGTCTGCTTGTGCTTCATCACACCAACGATGTGCTGGCAACACTTCTTTGCCACCCTTACTGCGCGGAATTGGTGAGTGGTCGGCGGTTAGTTGTCGGCGAGAAAGAATCAATAAACCACATAAGTGACAACATAATTCTTTATCGTGCAGCAATGCCAACCATCTTTTATTCATTATACCATCCCTGCTATTGTTTCGCCGGCAGCGGCATAATTCTTTAACGCTTCCGACATTGATTTTTCTGCAACCGGCTCTTGCACAGCACGTTCTGCTGCTGCACGCGCTTCGGCTTCTGCCTGAATTTGTTTTTCAACATCTTCTGTTGGAACAATCAAACTTTGATCAATATCAAGTTTTTCAGCATAAGTATCAACAATCTTCATAACGTCTGGCTTACGCGCCGCATTTGGATTCATTGCGCCAACCACACTGACAAATTGTATCCAGCGTTCCAACAATACCAATTCAGACAACGACATAGATTGTGCCAACAACGAGTGAAAACTTACTGTCATAACTTTTCCACGCAAAGATGATGGCATATTGTCTGGCAGCCACCCTGCTTCTAAACCAATCTTAAATGCACGTTCACACAAAGCACTTAAAGCACGCATTGCGTTTTGAATCACACCAGCCAAAGCAATCAATTCTTCTTGTGAAATCTTTTTCACTTCTTCGGCTGTGCGCGTTTTTGGATTACTCATCAGGAACGAGAACAAGTTTTTGAAAGTCAAATATGCCAATCGTTCGTCAATTTCACGCGATTGATTTACACCTTCGCCTGTTGGGAAATTGGTTGTATATAACGGTGACACACCATCTTTGATGTTCGTATAAGTAATTTCATTTGATCCGGTTTTTAATCCACTTGCACGCAAAGCAGGGTCTGCTTTCAATGGTGGTGCAATGTTTTTCTTGCGCGCACGTGCTGTATCTTTTTCCGTTTCTTGTAATTCTTTTACATCACCAAGAATATCGTGACCAATACCTTGTGTATAGACGGACGTTGTTTTATCATACCAATGGAAAACAACAAACGGAAAATCATCCATACCTTTCATTTCCAAAACACAATCGTCATCACTTACGCCTTCAATCCAGACAACAGAAATAAACGGTTTATTAAATTCATTTTTGAACGCAGGCAAATAATCAGGATTTGGTTCAACCGCTTGAACACAATTGTATTCCGTAAAACCATTACCATTATCCAAATCTTGTTTCAAAGATTGTGGCAACGCATCATAACCAAACCATTGTTTTAATTGTTCGGCACTCATACAAAAAGGATGATATAAAACATTTTCATTGCCTTCAAAATCTTCTGCCAAATAATATTCACCGCAAGTCATTTTACCAAAATCCAAACCTGTCTTGTTGGATTTTTCTTCGGTTATAACACCAAGTCCATACAAACCGGCTTCATAGAATAACGATGTTAAAAACGAACTGATGCCATTTGCCTGAAATTTTTGCATAACGCATAACGATGATTTATACAACCAAGATTGTTCATCGGCCGTCATATTATCAACACGATAACCAAACCATCTTGAATCAGGCGGACACAATGTGGCAACCAAAGATGTTGCCAAATCACGCATATAGCGTTGTGGCTTTCCGTTCATATTGTCTTTTGGATAAGTATAACGCCGTCTATCTTTTGCGCTTTTTGGATCAGTTGAAAATACACCTGTTGATGGCGATAGGAATTTAGAAATATCTCGCCAATCTATTTCAAATTCAGACCGCTTTGTTTTCAAAAATGCCAAGCGGTTTTTGAAATAATCTATTTTACGGTTCATAATGTTCCCCTTGCATAAAATGGATTGTAATTTTCATCTTCTTCATCTGTGGTGCTTGTCGCTATTGTTGCAGGCGCAGTGGTTTTTGCAGCCGCAGAATCAATACCAAAATCAAATTTGCTGGTTCGCCCTGTGTCGCCACCTTGTTCCGCAGCCAATGCTTCCAAGCGTTTCTTTTCCGCCTTTTCATCGGCTTCTGCCTGTTTGGCTTCCGCATCCGCAATTGCTTGTTCTTGCTTTTTCTGCGCATCTTTTTGCATTTCATAAGAACGTTCGCCAGCGTATGTGCTGTATGCCAGTCCTAACCCTGCTATGATCGCTGAACCTACTGCCATTATAAATCCTTTTTGAATCCTGAATTGTTATACCCTAACCGAGAAAACACAGCGTTGAATTTGGATTCTTTGTATCCGCTGATGCTTTCACCGACTATTATTTGTTCTGCACCTTCCGACTTGGCGATTTGTTCTAAACGCTTCACCATCGGAATAAACTCTTTGCCACGATACTCTGGCTTACAGTATAATAATAACACATTGCAACGCTTTTTACAATCAAAATCTAGAACAGTCAACCAACCAATCACACCAATGCCATCTTTCCATATTTCCCAATCAATGTTTGGTGCCAACGAAAGTATGTATTCTTTCTGTTCCTTTGTCCAGTGCATATAATCATCACTGATTATATCAACCCAATTTTTGATAACCGCCACCGGCATTTTCATTATCGCCTCCTATTTCAGCAAAAGGTCCACCTAATTGAACAACCGCTCGCAAATCTTGTTCTTGTTTCACCGCGAGAGAAGGTGAAATTTTTTTTATTTCAATAATCTTTTGTGACGTATATTTTGTTTTTGTTATATCTGGCCTAACTCTAACAAAAAACTTTTTACCCGGCAATAAATCTGTTCTCCATGTATCATAATACCATCTACCATAATAATATAAAGTTTGTATATATGCCGGTGGGGACATATTGTCTTGAACCTGAACAATCATAAGTTGTTTTGCCATTAAAACCTCGATATAATAAAATCTGTTTTTACAAAAAATTCTGGTTTACCATAAGAATTTTGAGAACAAGCATTATAAGCGATTCCTTTATCTAAAATATCTGTTGACATCAATATACACGAATAACTTAAATTACTTATAACAATTAAAACTTTTATCATCCTAAAATCTCTCTTTTACCACCAAGCATTAAATCTATACTATTATCATAGTTATAATTTTGACGTTGAACATTAAAACTACGACCACGAACAGTTTTATATATTGTTCTCGTTGGAACAGTTATTGTGTTTATTTTTTGCGCCACAATAGCAGGACAAGGATTGCCAAAATTTTCTACTAAATTATTGCCTAGCCAATTACGCAAATCATTTATTTCACAGTAAACAAGAAAAACTTTTTGAAAAGTTGTATAAGTAATACTGCCGTGAACAGGAACAACATCATTTCTTCTTACTGACTGTTTTGGTAAATTATCTCTTTCGCTCCAAGAAACAACATTTGTTATCATATCAATCCTCCCTGTAATCAAGCGTATTATCTGTGGCAACCTCGTTTATACGCCCCATCATCAACAATGTTTCAATTGGTGATTCTGCATAACGGCGCATCACATACGCATAACGCATAGCATCCATCAAGTCATCATTGGTTCCAACTGGCGCACCATCGTCTTGATAGTGATACGTGGCTTTTTCTTCAAAGATGCCTTGTAAATTTCTAAACACAAAGAATTTTCCATCCAACATTGCTTGACGGATTTTTATTAAACCGGCTTCAACACGCACAGATTCATTTTCGTCTTTTGCACAATGTGGCGTGAATTTAATTCCAAAGCGTTCATAAACTTCTTTGTAAGTCCAACCTTCTGATTTTCTTTCGTCACCAATTGTGCTGATACCAGTATTACGCATAAAGTCGTGTGGAAACGCAACAGGCACATTGTTGCCGCGTGCCAAAATCTTTGATGCAATTTCAGAATCTGCCATACCGGTGCCTTTGAAACAATCATAAACATAAACTGTATCATCTGGCGCAACCGCAATCCAAACACAAGCAGCCGGGTGAATACCACGTCCAAAGTCCAAACCTGCGATTCGTTTCCAATTGCGTGGAATATCAAACGCATCAACCGCCAATCTGTCATCAGTGATTGGATATACCTGCCCCATACCTGCGCTGGGAACACCATACAAACGCGCTTCACGTTCTGCTGCGTTCAATCCAGAATACATTGATACCAAAGAATCAATACCTTCCTGTGAAATGTGTCCGACATCAAATACGGACATAATCACCAATCCCTTCTTTGGATCATCGCGCCGCCAGAAACTTTGCACCAATGGTGTCATACCGTTCAAAGGTGTGAACGCCATCATAAAATAACCATTAGTTCCAGCAATACGACCCATCAATTCACCATAAACTGTTTGTGGTGGTTCTTCATCGCAATACACCAAATCGGCTGTCAACGACTGCAAGTTTTCACGACCCTGCGAATACACACGAAAATAAATTGTGGTTATCAATCCATCAGTTGCGCGCACCTGAATACTGTCCAACAAACCACCGCCAACACCACGCGCTTTAACTGCGGAATCTTTTACAATCCAATCAGGCGCAATTGATCCGCTGGTATAACCATCGGTATCCATACCAACTAATTTTTTCTGAATAGAATCACGCAATGTTTTAGAATCGGTTGAACAAACAATAATCACACGGACTTTCTGTCCACTGGTTGCATCAATGTGTCCGGGAATACGCCAGCCCTGATGCCAATCAGGAAAGCATTGTGTCGCCTGCATAGCGACTTCAAATGTTCCACAGATGGTTTTTCCGGTCTGGTTTCCACCGCCAATAACTTTATTTTTGACGGTTATATTATGGAATTCTTTTTGCTTTGGGTAAGGTTCATAAGTTAAAAACCTACGCTTTGCTTCCAGAAGAAGTTGATCTTTGTTTTCCATTTTTCTTTCTAAACTCCATAAGCATCTTGATTTCTTCGTTGGTCAAATCGCCAGTGTTAGTTTCTGGCTTTTGGTTTTTCAAAGATTCAATCATTGCATCCAGTTGTTCAATAGCCTTCATACCAATCTTGCCACGTTCGCCAGCGATGCGAGCCAACTTTGAAAAATCAGCCAACTGGTCTTTTGTTGCACATTTGGTTGGCTTCATTTCCCAATACACATCAACCAAATCAAGCGCGATCTTTTCGCGTTTTTCTAATAATTCGTTCAAATCGTAAGATTTTTTCTTTGCCATACCAAAAGTATAACACAAACCGATTCGTTTTGCAAGTATCAAAAAAAACAGATATTAAAACGATTATTCTGTAATACTGTGTAATACTGTGTAATACACTGTATTACTGTGTAATACACTGTAATACAAACCAAAAATGTTATATATAAGTATCGCGTATGCGTATATGCGTATTCCAGAGTATATAAATATATATTATTTTATTATCTGGAATAATTTCTCTATTACGAACTATATACCAAGAATATATAAATATACATATATGCAAATTCTGTAATACACTGTATTACTGTGTAATACACTGTATTACAAAAATATATAATTTTTTTGATAAAAAAATTTGACATCTGATTTTTTTATGATACTATGCTTTTCAACGGAAAGGATATTCAAAATTATGGGTGAAATGATTTCGGGAATACTTTCTTTCCGTTGTTAATCGTTTTTCCCGAAATCTCACCCGCCAACAAAATGTGGGGAGTGTCGCGATGCCAGAAAAAAATAATAACGAATTTGTGTTTCCTGCAAATTTGGCATTGGCAATAGAAGAGGAATCATCTTTTTCAGAACAACAAAAAATAAACGCATACGCAGCATTGTGCCGGTATTTAATTTTTGAAACAGAACCCGTTGATATTACATTGCGTATGTTTTGTAAAGCAGTTAAAGTATCCATTGAAAATGAAAAAAAACGCAAAAAACAAATTTCTGAATTAAAACGTAATTGTGTTTTACAAAGATGGAATAAAAAAATAAATCAAATTGAAAATCAAAACGATGATCAAATTGAAATTATCACACCAGAAAATAAATTTATTACATTAACAGACAATATTGAAATTCATAATGCTTTATCTGATTCGGAAAGCAGTCTTAATTTTTTCTTGGCAACAGGTTCAGGTTATGATGAATTAACAGTTTCCGAACGCGAATTTGTTGATCGTGCAGATGTGCGCGAAAAATGCACGTGGCACAAAGAAATGCAAGCAGCCGCCAAAGCGATAAAAAGAAAACCGTTTTGCCCACCAACTCTTGAAGAGTGGTTGGATTTTTGTCGCGAAAAGAATTTGAATTTGGAAAAAATGCGCAACGCTTATGAAGGCTATGTTGCAGCAGATTGGCACGACACGCAAGGTTCACCGATTCGTAATTGGAAACAAAAAATTTTGATGGTGTGGGCATCCAGACCTGATAATTATAATACACAAACCGCTAATTTTGCGCGCCCGACCGAGATGGAAAAACTTGCAAAGGGCGCAAAAATAGCAGAAGCAATGTTAAAAAAACAGGGGATAATATGATGACACTTGAAAAATGGACAGCAGTTATTGCTCACTTATTTGTTTTATGTGGTGTGCACAAAATGGATGAACAACAACACGGTTATTATATTGCCGCAATGTTTGCAGAATTAAAAGAAAGATTTACTGATGATGAAATTGGTATTGCTGCACGCCAGATTGCTGAAACAGAAAACCTGTATGGTGCATATCCATCGTTAGCAACTTGGTTAAAATACGCGCCAGCAGAACGGTTGCGGATTCATAATTCAAACAAACAGACAGCATATATCCGTGAATTTTTACACGATATATCTGATATTGATCCTATGGTATTTGATGCAGATATGATGGAAAAAGATTTTATAGAAACGTATGGTGATCACGGCAAATATGTTTTGATGGAATTTGGTGGTGTGCGTGGATTACGCCTTGCTTTGCGCAACGCAACACAATTCACACAAGAATCTATTATCAAAGATTTTATCAACGCGTGGGAAAGGTCAAAAACAGATATGCGTATGAATTTGCCACAGTTGGAAAAAGAAAAAACATTACAAATAGAACAGGATAAAAATGATAACTAAATGTGCGTATTGTGATAAAATAATTGATATTGGTTGCGCAATAAAACGCAGCCACATAAAAAAACAAATTGAGTTTTGTTGTTATGAACATTACTTAAAATTCTGGTCTGGAACACCCGGATTTGTGCCGTTCCAAGAAAGTCAAGTAAAAAAATAGTCATTTAACAAAACGAATCGGTTATAATAGTTGTGGAACAAAAAAGGAAAAAATATGAAACCAAAATTTTATTTAGAAGTTCAGCAACATATCTTTGATCCAAATGATAAATTTAATTATCAAACGAATCAAGATTGGTTGAATTTGCGTGCTGACAGAATTACTGCATCTATCGCTGGTGATTTATTTGTTAAAGGAAAACACAGCACAGGTTTAGGATCAGGTATAATTGAAAAACTTGAACGCCGTGCAATGCAAAAGTTTTCTGGTTGGATTGATGATGAAAGTTTAACATATTCTGAAAAAGATGCGATTAAACGCGGAATTGTTTATGAAGATGAAGCGGCACAATGGTATGAAAAACATACTGGTCGCACAGTTGCAACCTGTGGTTTTGTTGAACGTGGAAAGTATTTAGGTTGTTCGCCAGACAGAATTGTAATTGGATTTGATCGCAGATTATTACAAATCAAAGTTCCAATGCCACAAAACTTTATTAAGGAAGTTATGGCAGAAGGGAAAGACCATATTGCACAATGTAAAACAGAATTGTTCGTATGTGATTATTTGGTAAATGATTTGTTGATATATTCGCCAGAATTACAAACTGGATATATCCGCCACGTTGAACGTGATCCGGAACACGATAAAATATTATTATCAAAGATGCGTGTGGCTGTAAAATATCAGCAACAAGTGTATGATAAAATTGAATTATTATTACAAGACAAATAAAACCACGGAGGTAGTTATGGCAAAAAATGTATGTTATGCTGTTGAAGTTATCGGAAATACTATTGTTTTAACACAACAATGGCCGGACAGACAGGTTTATATTAAAATGTCGCGTGCATCTGCGCACTGGGTTGCACAACAACTTTGGAATATATTTGATCAGAAAAGACAATATGCAGAACTGCCAGAAAAAATGAAAATGGCAGAAGTGTCGCGCGTAAAAAAAATGGCCGACTATTTATTTGGAGGCAAAGATGAAACAAAGCACTAGAACATTTTTGGCTGTTCATAAAATATCGCGCGTGGCATATCAGTTTAAGAATCGTGCTGATGCTGTAAGAACATTGACGTTGCGTGGGCAAAAGATTGATGATTATGAATTATGGTATGCGTATTCTGATATGGCAAGAAAAAAATATTCTTCTGGATACGCAGAAGCACATCGCAGGGCAGCGCGGGAATACTGGCGGCGAACAAGTGGTAAAGGTTATTCTTCACGTGGCCGCCCTAAAAAAGATTTAGGGTATGTCAAGTAATTCTGTTGGTGGCGGCGTTTCATCCGCCATCCTACGCCAGCCGGGGGCTACCAACAGAAACCCGGCAACAATAAAAAGGAAACAAATGAAAAACAAAGAGGTGCCGTTTTGGGAATTCAAGTGGGATTATTTGCCGGATTGGGTAATACCGAAGTGGATGGAGTGCAGGAAAGCACGAAATCTGCCAATACCAAAAAAACTGATGGAACATCTGCAACAGAAGCGTCAGCAGACCCTGTTCTAAAAAATTGGTGGGAAATAACGTGGAAAGGTTGGGATGGTCGCATACGCACAATTGAGTGTGAAATATATCAAGAGTGGCCGCCCGCTGTAATTGGCGTGCATCCTTGGGGTAATAAGGAAGATTGTCGTGGGATACCGATGTTTCAAATTATCAGCAAGGTAAAAAAGCCAAAGCCAGATCCACGTGATTTGATAAAACAAAGAGAGAGATACAAATATGAAATGGCCTAAAATCGTTTTGAACGGAC